ACAGCAATCAACAGCGTACTCATACAATCTCCTTTTAGTTTTCAACCCTGATCCATGTAATAGCCTTTGATAAAGCCATTACTATCAACCTGCAACATACCTCTTGCGTATTCGGGGATAGAATGCCTGTTGAGGCATCCTGCCGAATCGATTTCAAGAATCATGAACTGCTTCCCATGAAGCCGGCCCATTAAACTGATGCTGCCACTAAGCTCTGGGTCCAGCCAAACCTCCAGAGACTCTTCCTTCGCAACACCAGTCACGATCTTGTACTTACCCATCGCTTTCCTCACATGATGGAAACTCTGTCTGGGTCAACCTCCGAGCCTCTCCAGATTTGCCACCAGCCGTCGCTTGTATTTCGTTCCACGAAAAGTAGCTCGACGTACTTCTGGCTGGCTTCGTCAAGGAGTTCGGTGTTGTAGTCCCAGTATTCAACAGTAGACTCCCTAACTTCATCGGAGTCAATCTGACCATTTCCGTCCAAATCCTGGAGTACTTTAACTCCGATTTTGCACGGACCTCTCAGATTGTTGATACGGAAATACTTCCGTTTACCATTCCAGTCAATCTCGAACTCGCCAGTCCCAGCATTAACCCCAGAATTCAACCCAGACTCAATACCTTCCTGGTGTCCACAGGAATAGTAGAGTGACAGAACCACGACATTGTGAGTCAATCCGCTGGCAGGATCAGGATGCTCCATCGGCGTCACACGAACACGGATGTTGCCTGTTTTTTCACCAACCGCCAACAAATCGTAATCCACCGACTGGTAGTTCACTCCTCCGATAAATCGATTATTTTCTCGGATTGAGTAGACCTTGAACTGCTTGTTTCTCAGATCGATGGAGTTTATGCTCATTCCTTGCCCGACCTTGACCTTGAACGGATTGTAAATCCGCAGTTCCTGGGCAGGACCGAGCTTGTCTTTCATGATCTGGTAAAGAGTACGTCCCATTACTTCCACTCCTTTACAAACACGAGGTACAAAATAATTGCGATGATTGCTACACCCATGAACGTCCAGAGGCATACCCAGCCCAGGAGTTCAAAGGATGACGGTGGATGTTCAGCGTTGTATGCGGCATCCACAAAATCATCGTCATACTGAAGGTCGGGGTCCAACCCTGGTAAGGAATACGCCGGGTCTCTCTGGACTTTCTCGGCCTCCATTTTCCTGACTCTGGCTTCAAGTTGGGCATCTTTGGCCAAGAGATCACGGTATCGAGCAGCGTCCATACTATCCTGGTGGTGGTAAGCCCAAGCCGCTCGCTCATCCAGGCTTCGGTCAAGCAAAACATACATGAACAACGGACCGTATGGATCGCTGTAGATCATTGGAGGGCGACCGTAGTAGTTGTGGTACACGATCTCCTGCCGAGACGACCTATTCACCCACTTCTCGTGGTCCAATTCGTTTCGTAATTGCTCGATCTTCTTGTCTTTCGGATCGATACTTTTGACTGTTCCGTTAGGCGTTTTGTACTCCGTTTTTGGAGCCTCCGCCTTTTTCATTGCCTGTTTACTTTCCTGCTTTGCCTGAGCCTGACCAGCCTTGGAGTCATAACCATTAGAAACGGGCCTGCTACCCTCTGTTTTGTTTCCAGAAGTGTTATTTCCACCTCCTGAGAAACTCGGCTTACTCGCTGGGGGCGTAGTAGTGCCACCACCTGAGAAACTCGGCTTACTCGCTGGGGGTGGTGTATTCCCGCTTGGCGGGGTTTTACTTGCTGGTGGTGGTGTGGTTGTGCCACCTGAGAAACTCGGCTTGCTTGCTGGTGGTGGTGTGGTTGTGCCACCTGAGAAACTCGGCTTGCTTGCTGGTGGTGGTGTGGTTGTGCCACCTGAGAAACTCGGTTTACTACCAGTGCTTCCTGAACTGGCTGGCGGCGAGCCACTTGAGCTTTTTTGTGCCTCGGCTTCGGAGCTTACCCCGAACATTCCGAAAGACACCAATGCTGTTGCCAGCAACAATACCATCAGTCGTTTCATTGTTTTTCCTCCTCTGAATTCATCTTATACTCGCCTTTCTCGATTATTGCGAGAGCATCTAGATCGAATTCTTTTTGTGCTTTTTTGTAGGCTTTTGTGACTGACACGAAACGATCACGCATTTTTCTTACCCAGCGTTTCGTGCAGTAGATTCCTGTATGGTCCATGAACAGTTCATGGTGCCCAAAAACGATGTAGTAACTCAGGAAAGCCCTTTGGATTTCCGAAGCGAAGTACTTGATCAAATATCGTTTTTCGGGGGGCAAGTCCGGGGATGTGAAATCCCCGGAGATGAGTTGCATGTCTCTATTTTCGGTCACGCCGCCCCCACCGAGATTCCCATCCAGTTGTCTGCGAAATTGAACCCTTCGCAAAATTCGAAATACATCATGGTGATCCCGCCACGGAATGCCTTGGGGATGCCCCGCCGGTTGCATTCTTTCTGAACGGCCAGGACTGCTTCGATGTCTGATGGGATGTCGCCGATTTGCTGGGCTTTCTTGACTTCCGTGAGGGAAACCACCCCAAGCGTGGCGGCGGTGTACCAACGGTCATAAACCGCTTGCACACCAGTCTCCACGTCGGTGTTGAGGAGCAGTTCGACGTAATAGTCGGAAGTGATCTGGGAGATATCGATTTCTCCGCCGCAATACCAGGATTTTCCGGTGAAGAAACTCCTGATGAAATTCTTGGCGTGAAATTTGAGATCGTCGAGGAAATAGCTCGACCACGCCCGTGGTTTGGCGTCGTCTTCCTCAACAAAATCGAATATTCCCGACTCTTCGGAAATGTCTTCGTCGGTGTCGTCTTCTGGAGGTGAATAGATAGCCAGCGGGTTTGCCCGCAGGAGTGTTTCGGTCATAATCTTTTCCTCTCCCGACAAAGAAATGGGTAATGCCTGCCATAGGCACAAATCGACTCTAGGCCAATTTGGCGACCGGATCAATAGATAGATGTGACATTTTGGTACCACTTGTGCGGAGGTGACACATGAGAAAGATTCTCAACGGTGCGATTTTAGCAATTTCGATTTTGATGTTGAGTGGTTGTGCCAACATCAACCCACGTCTGGACGAGAAAATCGATAACCAAAACGGGAAAATCGACGAGATCAAGAACAACCAAAACGGCGTCATGACGGAGATCGGCAAGATTAAACAGGACCAGGCACTCAACAATAGCCAACTGAAAGATGTACAAAACGGCTATGCCAACCTGAAAAACCAAATGTTCAACAAAGACAATAGCGGGGTGCAAATCCTTCAGGGCGACGGGCCACTATTTATGATTTTCGCTTCGGGCGTCGTCTTCATGGTGATGTGGCATTACCGCTCGATGGCCAAACGTAACGAGAAAGCAGCCAACATTATGGCTCAGCAAATCGCTATGTCTGAAAATGAAGAACTAAAAGACAAGGTTCTTCGGTCAGCGATGCATACCGACGTGGAAAAAGACGTTTATCACATGATTAACAAGCACAAGGTTTAAGGCTTCTTGTCCACATCATAACCCTGTTCGACGTGAAGTAGGGCAGGGTATCCTTTGCAGTGGTCACCCAGGGGAATACCGTCTTTGAGAGGGTCTTCCCCATTAGCCTTGTACTCTTTCAGCGTCTCTTCAATTTCTGCATCAATGTCGGATTTCCTACCTGGAGACAGCTTAGCACACAGATATTTCGTATTATCAGTTTGGCTGTATCCAATGTACCTGCATTTACAACCTGTGTTGTCGTCAATAAGGCACACCGTCTCCAAATGCTTTCTGCTTAGAGCCATTACCCCATCCTTTGCATTTCGTCTTTTTCGGTGTTGTAGAAAAACACCTGATAAAGCCTCTTCGGGCCAGGTTCAAGATAAACCAGAACCATTTTATCGAAAGTAACAGCACCATCAGGTGCCATTGTAACCTCCGGAAACATACCAAAATTGGTTATTTGCTGTAACCTTTTACGGAGCTTCTCTGTTACCATACTTCTAGCTCCTCTCCGATTTGACTGATCAAGATTCCACGCTGGTGATCCACCTCGTGCTGGACAACAATGGAGAAAAATCCACCGATCAATTCTTGATCAACGGTCATCAAGGAAAGTTCTGGGTTCACGACCAATTCTTTGCCTGTGATCAGAACCGAATTTGCTCTCTCAACCTTGAAGTGTCGTAAATTCCCGGCTTTGCTGAGAATAGACAGGCATCCCTCAACCGACTCCCGCTTTCCGGCTCCGACAACGGGCTCGTACTCTACGTTCACGAAATACCTAAATTTTGGTTCATCCCCAGGTTTGGCAATAAACAGTTTCCAAGGTATCCCAACTTGCACTGCCGACAGACCAACTCCGTTGGCCAACAGACAAGCATTTTCCATCATCAGGCAAGTGCGATACAATTTAATGAGGCTATCCTCGGGGGCAGGGATAACCTCTTTTGGTATTTCAGATTCGGAAAGTATCTTCATCACGTCAAAGCCTTTAAGATGGCCAAAACCTTTGTGTCCAGCCATTTCTTCATCTCCTCACGGTCCGATTTTAGAGCATTCGGAACCTTGATGATAACTGGGGTCACATCTTCGTCTATAACGAGATACTTGTCAACCAAATCAGATACAAGCTGAGACACATTGCCGTCTGTTTTCTTATCAGCCACCAGCTTGAGTATTTGCTGCTTGTCTGGCTCGATAGACAGACTCATGATCTTTTTCTTAGCCATTTGGTACCTCTTACTTTGGTTCGAAGAAGTTTTCTCGCAACTGACCCTTCATTCGAGCCAATTCTGCTTCTCGTTGCTTCCGACGCTTCTTACGAGACTTACTTTCGTAATGCTCGTGCTGCTTATAAGAAGCCATTACGCCCTCAATACTTACAAGTTTCTTGAAAGCCGTAAACATCTTCTTAAATTCCCGAAACTTCTCATCCGGAGAAGCATGCGGATTGTAGTTCTTCGACTCGACCCTTACATTAACCTTGCTCACAAATCACTCCTTTGGAATTTTCAGCAACTTTGCACCAACTTTGATCACCTTCTTGGTACGGACAGAATCGTAAGACACTACATCATTCGATTCAACCGTAGACGGCCAATTATCCCTGTCCAATTCCGGAAGAAACGATTCAAGACGTGCTGCCACATTGTTGAAAATAGCATCGTCCCAAATACCCGCCGTACCATCTAGTATAGTACAAAACGAAAAAATATAACTCTTGGGAACACGGGGTCCACCTAAATCGTCGATTTCCCATTCTTTGGTATTTGCGTATCGGCTTCTTTCATCGACGGCCAAGAACGGGCAACGGGCAGCCAAGGCCATCCTGGAAATTCCGTTGAACATATCCAGAACGCATCCACAGGATCGCATCACACCTAAAACTTTCGTCAGGTCTGGATCAGTCACATGGATGCACTCCGATGGCAAATGCGTGGAAAGATCGTGGGTCCACGGACTTCGATAACAAACTGGAACGAACTTATTCTTCACCAGCCTCTCGGCTAGAGAGACCCAGAATTCCTTCTGAGTCGGCAATGTAGCTTCCCGCCCAGACCGCCAGGTTTTCATCCACAATGATGGATAAAGAAATACCTTGTATCCTGCCCTCGCTGTTATTTCACGTCCGAAATCTTTTCCCAATACACCTACAGATGGAACCATTGGCAACCATCTTTGTACTTTGGAAAACCTCTGGAAAAACTCTTCGGTCAAACCACCGTCGTAAAAATTCTTCAGAACGACTGGATCGATTACATCAAAGAAGTGGCTATTGAGGTTCCTGGTGCAATTGGCCACCACATCAGACCGGTTTTCGAACCGGTCATTGTCTTGGTACAATTTCTTAATTGCGTGATCATCCTGGATTGACCAGTATTCATCAACGTATGGGAACAATCCCTGCATCCCAGGCCACGAACACAAGATAAAATACTTTGAGCCCTTCTCTTCTTCCCGATATCTCTTCAGCAAAATAGACGAAGCTATGAAAGTATGTCGAAGGTCTGGAAACAATGGCAATACTGACACCATCGCCATATCAGTTGGAGTCCGAGATTCGTTGAACCGGTCTCGGGAAAGACCGCATTTTTCAGCCGCTCGCTTGATACTTCCTAAAACATCCATCAATTTCTCCCGAGTTTGGTTTTAGCCCCATCCATCATTGACCGAATGGCTTCCTCAGACTCCACAAGGCCAATTACCTCATTCCAGTTGCCTTCATTCATTTCATCAATGCATTTAGATGTCACACTGATCGCACCATCAAGATCGTTAAATGTGTTCAGATAATGGCTGATAACCAGCTTCTTGTTTCCAAGCGTCATGAGTTCCATCCGGATGCCTTCTTGTCCATTCCCATAAATCTGATCTGGGCTCTCAAATAGCAAATAAGGAACACCCATCAACGCCGCCAATCTGGTGCTTGCCGTCCAATACTGAATCGTAAAATTGCAGCACTTCGTCAAAGCCAACGTATTTTCCAAGTCACGGGACTCTGGCATACGACTGAAATCCAACACACCATCTACCGGACACGCCAGCGTACTCTGCTTCTCGCCAAGCCAAATAGGGTCACACCCGTTTTTACGGAGCATGCCGATCAGTTTAATGTAAAATTCTGGTGGTAGGTTTCGTCCGTAGGTCTGTCGATTTCTGGCAGTAATACCAACCAATGTTGTCGAGTTGTCTGTTATTTCACGAGCCCATTTCATCTTCTCCGATGATGGCTCGGGAATTGGCACCATCTTTGGTTTCCAGGCATTGATATTGCCCAGAACTGACCATTCAACGTCTCTGGACCCGCATTTTGGACATGGCGGCTCCTTGGAAACGTCACCCCAGAAATGTCGGCAGTTACGACAATCGTTGCCTACTGCCCAATGCCCCATGTCACCAGCGGATACAACCTTCCCAAACGCCACCAGTTTCTTCTCAAGCAGTTTTAGATTATTTGATTCGTGGTGGAATGCTCGGGCGTACTCCCGAAGCCACATATGTTCTTCCCTGATCTCCCAAAACTCATCCACAAGGTGCCGATACAGATACTCACGGCCATACCACCCAACAGCGATGTAGTAGGTGTTAGGTGGCCTGTGAGTCTTCAAACGAGGAATCGTGTACGTCACACCCAACGTTTCACAACCGAATTCACCAAAACACGATAAAATCACGATCTGGTTTTTATCGGTTGGTTTAGGAGTGGTTGTGAACTTGTGAATCGTAAACTGGACTTGTTCCAGTATTTCACTATTTGCCACGAGTGCCCTTCTCCCTCGTCATTTTCACGAGTTTGCCGCACTTGGGACAACGATAAGTTCGTGGACCTCCGCAGGTCGCACACTTTTTATACTCGTGCAGGTCTTGAAGGTCTGCGGTAAGGCCAGTCGAACGACGGAAATACCCGCATTTGCATTTGATGTAGAAAGGTTGATCCATGACTGAAATAGAGTGACCGCCATTAAAAAAGAGGGGGCAATTACCCCCTCTTAAATCAAGACAATCGTTCAGTACCGTACTTCGGACTAAATTCGTTGCTCAAATCATCGATTTGCTTCCAAATACTAGCAAATTTTGGCAACAAATTCTTTGTCTTCGACTCGCTGAGACCTTCTGAACTATGCATCTTGCATTCAAGGTCGTACAGCTTCCTCTTGAGCGATTCCAGCTTCATAAACTGCTCATCAGTTCCGGTGGCCGGGGATACTCGGGTCGTACCTTCTGGCTCATCGTCATCTGATCCGTCTCGTCCGACGGTATCTCGATAGATCGGATTTGGGTTCTTGCCGAGGGTCTTGGCCACCTTTCCAGTCTCATCCTTGGACTTGGCCGTTTTGACCGGAGAGCCACAGTGATCCTGTTCCTTCTTCTTGGCTTCAGAAATCACATCTGGTGCCTGCCCAGCGTGAGAAGACAGGTCATAAACCTGACGCCAGTATTCGGCATCCACGTCCTTCAGATTGCTTTTCTCAGCGGGGCGGTGGTTGCCAAAGAAGTCATTTGGCCCAGCTTGCTGGGTGACTTGCGGTGGCTTTGGGGCATCTGCAAACGTACCATCTTGCTGGGATTTTTCCCATTGAGATGTCCATTTGTCGAAATCGGGACCAAGATATTTCTGGCTCATGATAATATCTAGACAGATTCTTCTTTTTTCTTATCTTCGAACTTCCATTTAGATTGCAACTTTGTACCAGCCTGATCGACGAATTCATTCAGATTCAGCATCGTGATCGTACTCCAGTGAGGATCATCAGTCGGCACGTTACTCGGGTCAGTGTAATAAAAAGACTCCAAATGGTATTCGTACACTTTCTCCGCCACTTCGTCATCCGACATACCAGACAATAAATCCTTAGTCATTTCAATGCACACCCGATAGGAATCAGCCTCTGTACAACACCCCAGCTTTCTCATCACATTCGTTGCAGGAAGAGCCTTTTCAGTGTTTTTCAGCAAATCTATCAAGTCTCTCTTGAGACGACCATCGACCAAGTCGGCGACGGCAGTAAATCTTGCGATTACCTGCCCACGTTTCGGAGCATGGCGACGAACATCGAAAAAGTGTTTGTCAAAATTAGTCTCATCAATCACCAACTCCGGGGCATTGGTCATATTTCTCCAATTGTAAACATATCATTGACTTCTTCGTCTGTGAGAACCCGATGTTTAGTTGCCGGGGCCGTCTCCGGCTTACGCATTACTACCAAACGATAGTCCTGGTCTTTATGTTTCGGAAGGTTGTGACGCTTGTGCCGAGGCGGCGACTCAAACGTATAATTCCGAAATGGTGGTTCTGGACGTATCAGCCTTATTTTAACTAAGTTACCAGCCACCAGTTCTGGACGAAACCTTTCCAAATCTTCTGACCATACATTCACAAAACCAGCTTCACTGTTGGCATCTTCGACCCGCAACGACGCAAACGGATCACCCTTCTTCGTCGTTTTCAAATCAACCGACACAATCATCACCTCACACATTGCTGTCGTCGCATTCCTCGACTCTACATCCATTCGGAACGACTCGAAAGTATGATCGCCCTTGTAATCCGGGCTCTTTTCCAATGGATGCGTCCAAACGAACCCGTAGAACTGCTTCTCGGCTTCCTCTTTGTTACACAGAATTTTTTCCAGGTCCGGCTCTACATCGTAAGACGTAGGCCAGAATTCCTCAAATGGGATCGGACCTTCGGCTACGTCCTTTTCTTTCCTGGCAAATGTATCGATACAACGCTTCCACTTCTTCTGCAATTTCACCAAAGACTTGTAACGCTCTTCTATAATCTCATCCTCCCCCAAAACTTGCTCATACCAATCGTTCAAGTTGACCGCAAGGAAATCCTTCTTCATAATCTCGAAGTCGTGTTCATTGACCAATCCCTTCAGTTCTTCCATCAGTTTCACCTGACTGTTTTTGTACCGTTGCCGACGTTCGTGGATTTTCTTGGTTGCATCCTTGTAGTGTTCAGAATAGAGATACAAGCGAACATGATCACCCTTGAAACAATCCAAGGATATCAACGCTTTGACGACAGAAGCGTCTGTCCCAAACCTCTCCAAGAAATCCGTGATCCCCACATACGGCTGCCCTGCCACCACTCGTTTTGCCACTTCGGGACCAACACCCTTCAGATTCCCAAACCCGAAGTACAATTTATTGTCAACAATGTCGAACGACTCCTTCGAATCATTCAAACTCAGTCGATTAACCTCGATGTTGCTTCTCGACGCCTCTACCTTGTACTCTTTCACCTTATCCGCATCATCAACGCAACTCAAAGTAGCGGCGAAAAATTCCAGAGGGTAATGGGCCTTCAGGTACAAAAGGCGGCTGGAGATCATCGTGTATGCAACCGCATGTGAGCGGTTAAAAGAGTAACCGCTAAATGCCTGAACGGTATCCCAAAGCTCTAGGATTTTAGCTTCTTCCCAGCCGAGGTTCTTCACCCCGTTGGTTACAAATCTTTCCTTGTATGACTTGAACTTCTCCTCATCCTTCTTCGAGATAGCTTTCCGGAGAGCTTCGCAGTCTTTCAGGGGAATGTTGCCAACGAAGTGGAGAACCTGCATACATTGTTCCTGGAAAATCATGAGACCATAGGTGTATCTCAAAGACTTTTCCAGCAATGGATGGATTTCGTACTGTTCCTGACCTCGTTTGCGAGCCGCATACCGTTCGGGTGCTTTTGCTGCCATCGGACCTGGACGATAAAGTGACGAATAAGCCACCAAGTCGTTGAAATTGTCAACGCCGCCGCTCTTGACCATCGCTCGGATACCTTCCGAGTCAAACTGGAAAATACACTTCAAATCAGCTTTCTTCGCTAGTGCAATTGCCTTCTCGTCATTCAAATAACTTGTGTCAGACCAGTCTTTATTTCCTGGCTTTGCACATATGTTTTTGAGGCCGTGCCGTTCCTTGATGAACTTACAAGCCTTGGCAATCTGCATCAGGTTGGTGATCACCAGCAAATCGAACTTGATCAGGCCAACTGGCCCCAAATCCTGGCCGTGCAGACCTTCCACCCACGCAGAAAGCTGAGTTCCGTTCTTGTCCTTCACCAATGGCACGAAATCAGCAATTGGAACGCTGGAAATGATCAAACCACCAGCGTGCTTGCCCATCCCCCGGTTTCGATGGAGGAGTTTCTTGGCAGCCCTGGCCACATCTGGATTATCTTCGCAGTACTTCTTCAGGTCTGGATACTCTTCCAGAGCTTTATCCCAGGTCAAAGCCTTGCCATCATCATCCTTCAATCCTAACTTGGTAGTAAGATCAAGAATTTCCGACCTGGATTTCCCGTGAACACGAGCCATGTCGATAAGAGCGGACTTGATTCCGAAAGAATTGTAGCTACCAATCGAACACACTTTATCGACACCATACTCCTTCGGTGCCCACACATTCTTCAGGTAGTCACGAACGAGTGGGTTGTAATCTGTGTCGATATCAGGGAATTCGCCATAAATATATTCAGGCTTCCCAGAATGATCGTAGTCAAAGACAATCCCTAAAAGATACGGGACAAGTAGGTTGTTTTCGTTCTTTTGGTGACGAATCTTCTTGTCGGCCATATCCAGGAAATACTGGAATTCATTCTGAGCATCGATTTCACGAATTTCATCGTTCAGCCGATCCTGATAATCGGCTGGATCAAGCCCAAGCCCCTTAAACCCCTGGTTGCAAAGCGAAATGAGTTTTTCTCGATCTGTCATAATACCTCTCTTTATTTACCGGACTATACATCAGCCGGTAGAGAGGATCAACCATTATTAGTCTTCGAACAATACATATTCGGTCTTGCATTCTTCGCAAAACCTCAAAGTACTATCCGTACCTCTCCTCGACTTGCACTTCATAACGAACGCCATGACCACTTTGCAGTTCTCAGCAATTTTCCGGTTCCTGATGTGATAATTCGAAGCGGAATACGACTTGCCGTAGTCTTCTGGAGAACCAACCATGTACGGTTGGTATTGGAAATGTGCTGGTGCGTATTCCAAATACTTCACGCCAAGTTCATTTGCGATAACCTTGGCGTGATAATCAGCCCCGGTCGGACAGCCGCCACTAACCACCGTGAAGCCATCCTTGCCGTATTGCTCAATGAACTTGAGTATGACGGCACGAATGCGACCTGGGTTGTTGTACTCACGGCTGCCCACGAATCCGACGTTGATCATGACCTTTTGCCTCTGAGGATGTAACCGACCAGGATGCCGGCCAGAAAGACCCAGAGAACATCATACAGACTAAACGAGGCATAGACATAGGCGGAAAACAGCGTCATTTTGGCCTCTTTCCCCACCACGACTTGCGATCAGCAACGTATTGGAATCGTGGGCAGTTGCAATCTCGGAAGAACTTGACCGGGTCTTTCACCCAAATGCTTTCATCCTTGTCCAATTCGTGGTCGTACCACATCGACGTGGCTTCGTCGATGTACCTGTCATAAGTCCAGGTGTACTCGTACCACTCTTCTTCGCCAGCGTAGTAGCTGTCTGTCAGACATTTAATTTCAGATGGTCGGGCTCCCTCAACAAAGTCGAGGACACGATCACGAAGAATCAAGCAATTGATCTGTTTCCAGCCCCAGTCTCTGGAAACAAAAACGATGTGTTGTAGGAGAGCGGCTGGATCAAAGGCCAAATCAGCCATTTCGTGCCACCAGCCCTTACCCAGGTCAAAGGCAGTCTTGTTATCCTTGCGGAATAATGCGTATTCAACACCCATGTGATTTCCTTAAAAACGGGTGCCAAATTTGGCACCCGTGAATTGCAAATCAGTCTCGTTTGCTGAAACCGCCACCTCCGCTGGTCTGCTTCCGGGACTTCGCAGCATTGTGGAACCCCATCATCTTCTCGATGTCGTCCTCCGAGGACGGGATTTCCTTCATCGTGTTCAGGGTTTCGATAGCATCTTCGTAGTTATCACCAAGGATAACGGTGGCCACGAAAAGCTCCTGAAGGTGAGCAATGCTGAACCCTTCAGTGTCTTCCACCCATTTATCCAGAACAATCCCGAGCTTGGCGATTTGTTCTGTTCCGCCGATGATGTGTTCGAAATACATCTTTCGGCTTTCTGCGTTTGGGTGACCGATCTTGAACCGCTTGTCGAAGCGAGACGGCCGGTTGACGATGCGAGGCCCGAGTCGCTCCGGGTAGTTGGTGGTGGCAACGAAAACGGCTTTATTCACCTGATCAACGCCGTCCAAAATGTTCAGAACTTCGGACTCGTTGTACACATCCAGGATGCTGTCGATATCCTCCATGAGGATAACAACAGGTGTGTCCGGCTGAATTTCCCGAAGAATACGGACGCCTTCAGTGAACAGGCTTGGGGCCGTGAACTTGAGAACGATACCGCCTCGATTCACCACGTCTTCCATGATGATCTTCAGCGAACAACTCTTGCCTGATCCTGGTGGTCCCCAGAGAAGAATACCTCTCTTGTGAGTGAGCCCGTACTGCTTGAAAATATCTTCTCGGTCCCAGAACTTGGCGATCTCTTCAATGACCTTGTTGGAGTTGGTCTGAGGGAAACGGATCAGTCCCTTGATGTTGACTGGAAGTTTCTCGAAGAAAATACCGATGTTAGGGCTGGATTGGATTTCGTAAACGCCTGGGGTCAGGATGTCCACGGTGTGACTTGCTGGCAAAAATCGCTTATCGTCGCTGGTGGTCCATTGAACCAAACCCTTGAGGGTATTTTTTTTTTCGTCGTCACTATCGTCGTCACCACAAGAGGCAGGCGAGGAATTACGACGAGCCTTTTTGGTTGGGGCATGGAAACTGTTTCCGGATGCCATCATTTCGTTGAGTTCACGGTTTTCGCTGTTCTGTGCCACGACAGTATTCTCCAGTAATTGGTTTTGGACTAGCCGACCTAGTCCCCGAGGTGGCCAGACAATAATTCGATATATCGGATGTGTCCAGTCAAAATGAAAATAAAAAGCCGTGGCTTTGACACCACGGCTTTTGAGATTGTGAAGGCGGCAGGTTTTAGATGACCCGAACGGAGCCGGATTCCCTCTGCCGCCTTGCCCTGCTACTTAGTAGACGAGGGGTTACACGAGAACATCGTGGGCAGGATTCCAACTTACCGCTGAGGTTCAATCCCCCTTTCGAGAGAGTGATTCGTGGGGTTAGCGGTGGCGATTTTTTGTCAACCACGGGGTCACCCCTTAGATTCAGACCCGTGCTGGATCACCCAGCATCCACAGCCTTGTCGGTGTCGCTCTTGCTTGGCGTACCGGGTCTTATTTCATCCTTGTATTTCACTTTCGTCGGATGAAACGGCTCAAAACTTGAAGCATGTACTGGATTGAATTCGCCAGCGTATTTAGCCTTGTCGCTGTCGAAGTATTTCCTTGTCCTTGCAAGTCCACCACCTTCATGATCGGAGAACAAAAGCGGTGTGTAATAGTGGACTTCGTGCCCTTGCTCCTTGAGCAACCAGTTCAAACGCTTGAAAAGCTGCAAATACGATATCCAAAGGCAATTGCTTTCGTATCCGCCGGACATATAAATGTCCGTGTTTGGGTTGTCCATGAGAAAGTCCGGAAGGTCTGTGCTGTAAGACGTTCCGTAACCATCTCTAGAATCAAATAGTGTCTTGGTGCTGTGTTTTTTGACTGCATTTACCAAAATATTGTGGGCGTCTTTGGTTTCCTGGTTCCAACTGTAACCCCAAGGTCTGCCATCTTCCATGAAGAGGTGGGTGATGACGAAATCGAATTTTGGGAGATGTTGTTCGACGAGCTTGGCGTACTGCAAGGCTGCATCTGCACTGACCTCGGTAATACAATCCGGGTGGACCAAAATGAGTAGCTTCTTCTTTTCAAGCATCTCAAACAGTTTGTAAAACGAGATCATTTGGCCCATTCGGTCTGACTAATGATGCAGGTATTTACCTCACAACTTGTATTCTTGGCCTGAAAACAAAAACACCTCACTTACCAGTGAGGTGTTTTGAACATGCAGCGATGTCCAACAAGGACACCCATTCACCAGACAGCACATCTTTGCACCATACAAAGAAATCTGGGAAATTCGCTGTCAGTTCAGCCTGCTGCATTAGTTATCCACGAGCCCCAAGTCGCTTTGCCGCTGTTGCCTGTAATATCAGCTTTAGGCGTCTGCCGTCACCGTTTCTTGGGGATTGCCGGCTTGTACTTCTCGTGGAGTTTCATTTTTAACACCACTATTCATATCCAAAATCCCGACGGTGTCAAGTGGTTTTGTGTTGTGATTGACTACCGCCCGGCAAAAATCAACTAGACTATCGTCCGAGAATGTGTTCTTGGCGTATTGAGCCATCAAAGAAACAAACTGAACATTTCCCTCAACGTACCCATTCGAGTTGTCGATCCGGTCCAACGAAGCCATGTCAGGTGTTACAGGTCGTTTGTTGCTCGTGTTTTTGGGCGTCTTCAATTCCCAACCTGTGTACGGGCAACGTCCATTCTGAAGTTCCCAAAGTTCTTTCAAATATTCCAAACTGATCTCCACATGTTTCCGGTTCGGATCGCCCTTCTTGATCCTGTGGTCACGGTCAGTTTTCTTAGCTCGACCCAAAAACACCCGGTACATAGACAAACCATCCTGTCGGTTGTCCGCTTTTATATTTTCCGGATGGGATCGTTTTTCAACAGGGATGTTGGCGAAAAGAGCCTTGCCAGCACACTTGCGTGAACAATAGACCGAACGCCCAGCTTTCCGGTTGCGTTCGACCTCTGTGGTTCGGCGTTGAAATACCTGTTGGCAAACTGCACATGTCAGATCGGTCGTTGAAATCACAAACACCTCACTTCCCAGTGATAGGAGAGTGAGGTGTTTGTGGAATCGCTCAGATTCTTTAGTGGAGCCGCCGATTATCGCAAATCGGGTCTTCCATCCGCTTTGCCAGCACGTCTACATGCTTAGCCACATTGATCAGAGTTCTCCACCAAAGGTTCAATTCAGGCAAAACCCTTGATGGACCAGCGGTAATCTTAGCCCAGAGTCAAGCCGCCCACTCTGAGCCGTAACAGACGATTTGTGGGACACTCTCCAACGTCTGTTGGATCGGAGGTATCCCGGCTACCCAATCACTTAGGCAGCAACGGCGAAATCGGCCTTCTCGGCACCAACGATTTCAAGTTTGTTCTTCTTTGCAGTTGAACGTTGAACGATTTTTTCGTGGCCCTTCGTTCACCCACGGCATGCTGCACTGGGTCACCGCATAGAATCGAATCTAAATCGGCCCCATGTCAACACTGGTATATTACTTGCCAACTCCGTTTTCTGCAAGCGATTTTCCAAAACTTCTTGCCTAGATACCTCCATCTGGAGGTTCTCATGCTTACTCGTGATCCTTACAACGGAACCATCGCTGGCGTTTGTGCTGGCTTGGGAGAGTATTTTGGAATTGATCCTATATTCTTCCGAATTTCTTTCCTCGTCAGTTTTCTGTGCTTCGGCTTCGGAGTTCTTCCATACCTCATTTTCTGGCTTCTGATGCCCACCAAGGAGTAAATCGAAATGTCCAAGAAGACCTTTATTGAATACCTGAGCGACAAAGGCATCACAGTCGAAAAACCCGTGATCACTCCTGTTGCTGATTATAATTCAACCGCACCATCCAAGCCTCAGCAAGGCAAGAATTCTGCTCCGTATACCAATCCAGGAACACCACCTGAAAAGTATCGTCCAAAAGACGACAAAAGCGGTTTTGCCCACAAAGGCAAATCCAATTTGAAGTACGAGCCCGGCGTCACCGGCGTAGCCAAAGCTGGAGAAGGTGGAAAGAAACTCAATTCCTATCCACATGTAAAATCTGCAACGCCGAAATCCGAAGCATTCTTTAATGCAACAAAGGACATGAACATTGTTCAGTATGCCCAGTTCGTTGGGGAACAGAACAAGGCCGGCGACAAGAATGCCTCTCAGCCAGTCGAGTACATCAAATACACAACTTCTCTTGTAGCTGAAAATGCCAATTTGGCGACCAGTCTTGTACAAGAGGCCAAACGGCAAGGCGTTCTCAGCCTTCTTGTTTTCGAAGCTCTACAACAAGATGAAGCTGTTCAGACCCTGGTAGACATGATGGGCGACCCAGTTTTTGGACCATCACTTTGTCGTCGTCTCAGCCGGAAACTCAGTGAAGAAGCATCCCCGCCAGTCACACCCGAAGATGGTAGTGATGAGGAAGACCCAAACAAACCAAAAGACCCAAATAACCCGGAAGCTAGTACCGACGATGAAGAAATCGATCCGAACGCACCACCTGACGATGCTCAGCCACCACCTGAAGAAGACCCAAACGCCCCACAAGACCCAAATGCTGCGGCGGCACCTCCAGGGATGCCACCAGGAATGCCACCACAACCTGGAGCAGTCGAGAACATGCTGAATGCATTATCAGACCATGCTTTGTTGCTTGAGGTGATGTACAAGACGGTGGCCAAGAGAATCTACCGCTAATAAGAGAATTGCCCCACGCCGGAGAATAAATACGACTGCCTGGAACCAAGGAGGGCGAAAGGCCATAAAACCCAAACCCGCCATTTATGGCGGGTTTGTGCGTAGAATCAAGCCACTTTATCGAAAAGCTCCGAAGGAAGTGGCGGTCCAGAGAATCTAAGTTTCATTTGCTTCCCACCACGAGCCTCACTCATGAACCGGCTGAAAAGCAGATCATGTTCAATTGGGTCCACATCAGTGATACCCAGACAATAACAAAGTAGAGAGCCAGCAGCCGACCCACGGGCAGGACCGACGGCCTCACTACCATCTCCACCCCACCCCAGCAATTGCGGGCAAATTCTTCGAGCTTCGTCGGTCATCGCCTTCTGGATGAGGAAGTACGAACAGAAGTCCTTTCTGCAAATCAAGTCGTATTCTTCCCTGAGCCTCTTACTGTACTTCACTTGCCGTGGAATATCACGACTGACGACCCCCTTCACGACAGCGTCCCAAAGTCGATTTTCACTGTCAGGAATTCTTGGCAACTTATTGCTACGATCCAGTTTGACGCCTTTGGCCATCCGGCATATTTCAACTGTGTTCCTCTTGGCCTGCTTGAAAATGTCGTAGTCCACGGTGTCCTGGTAGTTGGCTTCCCACTTCAGGTTCATCTCATCTTCAGTCTTCATCCAGAGATTTGGGTCTTGCAATTCGAACATATCGGCACCGTCGTTCTCAGCAATCGCCTTTTGGACATCCTGGATCGTCCTTCCCGTCTGAACCATCAGCATGAGTCTTTGGAATTCGCTGTCCTCTGGATCACAGAAGTGGGTATCCGTGGTCATGATGACCGGAATGTGGTATTTGAGGTGCATCTTCTGGATGAAGACGTTGTACGCCTTCTGCTTCGAGAAATCGAGCAGCATCATTTCCAGGTAGAACTTGTCCCCGAACATCGCCATGTACTTCAGTACCATCGCTTCGCCAGCTTCGTCGCCGCCCTGGTCGAACGCCTGCCCAATCTCAGAATTGTAACAACAACTGGTGAAAATGATGCCTTCTTTGAGGGCGAGTAGTTGTTCGTGGTTGACTCGTGGTCGGTAGTAGTATCCCTTCATCCAGGCAGCGGACGTGAGTCGGACGAGGTTGGAGTATCCGGTTTGGTTGTAGGCGATGGCCAGTAGGTGGTAGCTTTTGCGGAGTTTCTTGGCTTCGTCTGGAGAAAGTGATTTTGTGTATTGGCCCCATTCGTCTTTGTTGTCGTACTCGATCTGCATGGGGTTGACGTAAAGCTCGCACGCAAAGATTGGGTGGAGAGAACGCTTCATGAAATCGGGTGCTTTTTTGTCCTTTGAAGGATCGCAGGCACGGATTTGGTTGGGGACGGCTGACATAATGCCGTGGTCGCTGACACAAAGGTAATCTCCGTGTTGTTTCCACCGGCGGGCGTATTCGTCGGGTGTACCAAAACCGTCAAGAAGGCTGAAATGGGTGTTAACTAATGAAGATGGAGTAGCTCCAAGCCACATGTCTCCATCTTCGTAGTCCCCCCTTTCTTTACATAGAATTCCATATTATTCCCTTTTCTTTGAGATACAACTCGAACTCTGACCGTTCGTACTTGTCGCCTTTTCTTATATTCTCCTTGTACCCCAATGGTCGGAGGTTGTCCAGAGCGTTAATGATAGAAACATCGCTAATGCCATATTCATGAAATGCACCAATTGGGAAAATGTGGTCAATGTGCCAACGAGTACCTTTTAGCAAATTGTAGTTTGGATGTGTTGTTATGTGCTTTTGAAGCTGTTCGTGATCGTAGCCAAGGAGCTTAGAAGTTTTCGTGGTCTTCTTGCCGCCAATTTTTTTCAAAGTCATTTTTACGAGCTTGTAAGATCGCTGACGGAATTTAAGTCTCTCTGCTATCAGTTCTCGATCTTTCTGCCATTCGTAATGATTCTCGCCACTTCGCTTATGAAGTCCACAAGCCCAGCAACGATGGCCTTTCTGAAAATTATTCAGACTAATTTTGTCTTTTTGGCCACACGAACATCGATATTCAACCTTAGCCCGAGACCGGGTGTATTGGCCAAGTAACTCGCAGCCGCCATCTTTGAATTGTTTAGCAACCTCTTCCTGCGTGTAAATTAGTTTCTGAACTGTTTTACGGTTGCCACAAGATTGACAGCGATTTCCTCGTCGAAATGAGTCGAATACAATACTGCTTTCTTTTCCGCATTCACACCGATAACGTAACTTGGTTCGAGCATTTTTGTAAGCAGTCTCAAGTAGCTCGCACCCATGATCAGCAAAATACTGTCGGACAAAATCGTAAGTTAGACGAACACCAGGCTTAGACATAGATACCTCCAGAAATTTCTGGAGGTATCTATTAGTCAGTAATGGGATTTATTGATCCGAGGAAACCGGAAAGTACCAAATTTCCTCACCCTCAATTAGTAGCTCTGGCTTGATGTACATGATCAGTTTAGGGTTCCAAGAGGAACCATCAATTACTAACTTAATACTTATCATGTTTCTAAATTCTGGTATTGTTGGATAAAACGCTCGATCAGCATCTTTCTCCTGCTTGTTTTTTCTGGGATAATGCTCAATTGGCTGCCCCTCTTCAAACCAGTTCACCAAAGACGGAAATACATATTTCGATTTCAAAATTGGTGCATCTGCATATCTAACAACTTTTACACAATTCGACAATGAAGCAAACCCTTTGCAAGGCTTGTCTATATCACGACCAATTTTCCCACCATCTGGGAAAACAAACTGGTCAAACAAAGGTTTAGACGGGTCATAAACTCCGTTTGTCAGAATGTCCCTTGGACGAACAGCTTTGTGAAATTTATGTCCATAAAGTGTCGTCAATGGCTCGAATATTGCCAGTCCCAAGTCATTCCATTGTTTCTTGTCATCACGCAATTTGCTCTGAATTCCATTGCCGCATTCGTCAACAATATCGACGTGATGTACCCTGTCCTCTTCTTTAGTTGCCGGGCGTAATTTTCTACCCCAAGCGTCGCTAAGTGTTCTTATGACTATTTCTTCTCCGCTATTGCCAATATCACGCCTTTCACTGAACGGTTTTTGATTAGTTTCCATAAAACCTCCTGTTTGTTGATTTCAACGATCCCAATAACCTTTTGATTTGTCTTTGTACTCGGAGAACTCGTAGAAGCTGCCATCCTTTTGGCAACTTTGGAGTTTTACACTCCATCCGGCAGCCTGATACTTCTTGACGAGAGCTTTGGCTGCCCTTGGGGAACAATCCAGAAGGCTGGCGTCATAGGTGAATGTTGCCCCAGTGAAGCCGTCCATCAAAGCCTTGTCGAGCTTCTTTTCGAGACGTTCGATATCGATCTTGTCTTTTTCATCGAGTACATGAAGAACTTGGTTTGGTGTAACTGCCATTTTTTACCACTTCTTTTCGTATTCGTCTCGTGTGAGGGTCATCACGTCCTTTTCCGGATCATCGTGCCCGACACACATGTAGATGATTTCCACATCATGCTTATTTTTGGTGGTCAGGTAAACGTCATTTCCCCACAGGTAATTCACGGACATAATCGTGTCACGAGCGTAAGGATCGTAAAGGGTTCTGCCATCCCAAACGTGTTCGAGGAGATAGTACCCCTTACCCTTGAAGTTCGGATCAACCAGCCTGATCTCTGGGAGCCCGCCATTGAGGTGTTTCTTCATCAAGCGTTTGCGAATCACCTTGGCGTCTTTTGACTCGACAACGTATTCGCCACTCGGCCTCTTTTTCCAGGCGAAGAATTCGTGTTTGTCGCAGAAATCTTGGTCAAAAAATTCGGAGATCAGGGTCATGTCGTCGTGGTATTTGCAGACCTCGAAAACCTTTTCCTTGCCCTTACCCTTCTGGGTATCCCAGTTCTCCCGCTCACGCATGTCGGTACATGCGGCGTATTCCGGACCAAACCTACCTTTATTCCATCGGTCTTCAATTTCGAGAAGCATTTCCATGCCGACCTTGTATGGGTTCATGGAATACTTGGCGTTGGCCCCGCCGAGGACACCCATTTTGTGGATAGCGTACTCGAAAATACCTCCGTCGTCGGTTCCTGTACCAAGGGCCGAAAACCGTTTTTCAGCCATCATCTTGTGGTCGAACCAGGATGCAAAACCTTCGTTTATCGTCTTGGTTTTTCTCTGTGGATCGAAGTATTGAGCTTCATCGTAGATCATGGAAACAATGTCTGCTTGCCACATCTTGAGTGGTGCATGATCTCTCAGGTGGCCTAGAACGTCTCTGGTTGGCTCTTTGAACAAGCCAATCTCTTCTGCCATCTGGTTGCGTTTGATTGCCTCACGCTGCTCGTCTATCCACCATTTTGGATTCAGGTACGAATCCATGTACATGCGGTCTTTTGCAACAGGAATCCGGTACGGTTCCTCATGCGTAACCGTGTCACGAATTTTTAGGTCTTTCCTTTGTCTTCCTTCCCATGCCTTGGCTGGGTCGATGAGGGTTTCGAGGCAAAGGACTCGATCAATGAAGTCGAGAACCCGGTCCTGCCCGTACTCGGACATGTAATCTCGCATGACGGTCCCGTGTTGGGCCATCGTGTTGATCATGTTCCGGTTTGTGGGCTGGAAATAGATGTTGTTTTTGAAGAAGTGGTTGTGCCCAGTCGCATGGATGATGACAAGGATGTCGTCCAGCAGAGTGTTTGTGTTCAGACAATAGAGGAGGCAGGGGTCATTGTTGATGACCATTTCGTAAATCTTGTGTAGTCCGAATTCATAACCACGCTGCATCTCCTCGTATTCCATACCAAATCGCCAGTGTGGATACCGAGACGGAAAGCCGCCGTAAGATGCAACTTGTGACATCTCATCGCCGGTAAGGTGCTTCACTACGGTTGGGAAGAAATCCAAACCGAAATCACGACAGCCTTGGAATACCTGGGGAAAGTTTTTCATCACCCCCTTCGGTGTCGTAAGCCCCGGTATTCTTTGGTTCCCCACTAACAGTGGGCTGTTGATTTTGAAAGACATCCTTAATCGTCCTCGAACATTTCCGTCTCGATACCAACCTCGCCGAACAGTTTCTTGAAGACATTGTTTATGGCTTCAAATTTACCGTCTTCATCGGCTCCAAAGCTGGGTTCCTTCCAGCCTCCGTTAATGTTGTCGTCGGAATCTTCCGGGCCAACACTGACTGTCCTGATGTAGTGTCGGTCTAGCTTTTTCTCACGAACAGCCACATCAATGACCTTTTTAACACTGCTTGCGTAATCGTAAGACAAAACCTGAACCACCCCTATCATGTTCACAACAGACGGACCAAGTTTTTCAGCTATCGTTTCAACCATAACTGTATTATCTTGACCCCAATTATCGCCATCGGTGAAATAGAACAAATAAATATTCCAAGCATGAGCAGGGAATCGAAACTCGATCAGTTCATCTGCCATAACAAATGCTGTAGAACATGTCGTGCCACCGCCATCAGAAAGCTCATACCAAGTCGTCTGATCGACCTCCCTGGCCTTGTTGTCGTGCCAGATGTAGGCCGATTGAACCTTCCCCTTGTACTGCCTCGCAATCAGCTTTTCAGTCCACCAAGAGATGTTCGATATAATCTCCCGCTTCTCCTCATTGACGGACCCTGATCCGTCTCGCATGAAGATAATGGCGGCGTTATTGGACGGAATTTTTATTTCCTTGCGTTGCCGATACCTTTTATCCGACTTGATCGGGGTAATGATGCGGATCGGTACGGCTATACCTGGTATCTCATGGAGCTTATCTAGTTCCCCATTCGATGCCATTCTCTTCATCGCCTCCGTCCACGTCCGACGGTTGTGCCGGAGTGACTCAGGGCCGTTAAGAGATATCGAGTTGTATCGATATTTGATATCTTCGAATGTCTGAATTGGCTTTGGCTTCAGATTAGGAAGTTTTAGTTCCTGCATCATGAGTTCGAGAACGTATTCTTCATCCACCTGAACCTGAACGGCATTTCCGTCGTTATCTCCGCCTTTGTTGCCCTTTTCTTTTGGGTCGTCCTTGCCGATTACTTGGCCTTCTTTCGCTTTACCACGAGCCAGTCCCTCGTCGGATTCGCCGTGAACGAAGTGCGGCTGGTCAAGTTGTTTGATGGGAACGGTAAATACGCCGCCTTTGGACCTCTGCCCAGTCATTTTCCCAGACTTGATTTTTTTACTTAAACCCCTTTTGACCAATTTGTCGATCTTGTCACGAAAGAGTTTGTGATCAGTTTCAATGCTCTTGTTTGCCATTATTATCTCTGATTTGGTTAAACAGCCGGCACCCCAGTCCATCGTGCAACAGATGAGGTAGTTTAGGGTGCCGGCTGCTGTTCGAGCTACGTTACGAGTCCTTCTTGCCTGAGCCGCCTCGGGCAAAGATACTGGCAACGTGATTGAGAATGTCTGTAGCAGACTGGGCGTTGTAACCGTACCACTTGATCATTCGGGCCTTCAAAGAATCGAGCTTAGCCTGTTGATCAGCGTCAACTACCATCGCTGCGTCAGACATGGCCGACAGACGAATGGTGTCCTTGATGTCATCGAACAATTTCGCTTCAAGAGCTTCTTTAAGCTGCTGGTTGGAATCCCAACGGAAAGTCTTGTTTTCCATCGCCAGATCGCCAATGAAGCTGCTGATCTCTCTTCGAAAATCATTAGCCCCGCCGTCAGGAATGTTGATCTTCCGTTCGATCTCTCGCATCAGCCGCTCATTCGGCTTCTCCATCTCCCCAGTGACTTGATTCCTGATCTTCGACTTCTGGTTCGATGCACGAACATTGTCGATATACTGTCCGCAAAGACGAGCAATCAAATCCTCGTCACCAACCATAGCCCTTTGCACTTCGTTGGTGATGGTCTTCTCGTACTTTTCCAGTGCGTATTCAACGCAAGTTAGGTAACGAGCAATTAGGTTTTTGTCCGTGATCAACGGGTAGTTCTTCAAACCCTCCTTGACCTCGTGCATGACCATGAAAGCGTTGATGTAGTCGTGGTGTTCTGACAGACAGTTCGAAATCTTGTCAATCAGATACCGGCACGAAATACCAACACTCAAGCCTTCTTCGGGATGCTTCATACGCATCTCGATTACCGCCTCTTCATTGTACCCTGGGATATAAAACCCATTGTACAACTCGGCCTTCTGAATCAAACTGATCTTGCCGCCAATGTCGTCTTCAAGGCGAGTCAGAATACACCAGAACGACCCCGTCTCGAATGTGTGCGGAGCGACGTGCTGTTTGACCTTCGAGAACTGATCTTTTACAACATCGTTCTCGTCTTTCCAGCGGGTGTTGTACGGAATGTCAATCTTGCTAGTTCGGTCTCGCAATGCTTCCATGAATTCATTGTTCTGGAGACGCTTGTATTCAGCCGAGTTCGTGTGGCCGAGAATGAATTCATCGACATCAATCTGCGAGAATTTCTTGGGCTTGATGCTCTTTTCCTGGCTGGCCCCGAGAAGGTCGTAGAGGAATGCTACGTCGAGCTTCAACACTTCGATAAACTCGACAATGCCACGATTGGCGATGTTAAGTTCACCGTCGAAATTGAATGCTCTTGCGTCTGAATCTTTGCCAAAATGTGCGATCTTACGATAGTTGATGTCCCCAGTTAGCTCTGTGCTGTCCTGGTTTTTTTCATCCTTCGGCTGGAATGTCCCAATACCGATTCGATCCGACTCGCTGTGCGTCATTCGGACAACACGGATGTGCTTATCGACTACCTTGTCCCAGTCGCCATTGTATTTCTTGAGAAGCACGTTCATGTAGGTCTTGCAGCACGGGCAAAGATTGCCCACACATCGCATGTCATACTGGCCGGTTCTCTCACATTCTGGCGTATTGTCTACCAATCGCTCATTGATTTCTGCGAGGTATTCCTTGCGTTCAGCCACTGGAACCAGCTTGAGCGGCTCCTCATGCATCGGACATAGTTCTTCGGTCTGAATCGACGTGCCGTCTTCAACTGGCATGTTGACCCACTTGATCGTGGCCCAAAAGCCCTCATCTGATGCCGAATAGTCTTCCAGGCCACGCTTGATAGCACGAGCAATAGTACTCTTTGCACTACCAACCGGCCCGTGCAGCAAGCAGACCCGACGCTCGCTACCGTAGTGACCGGCAGCACCCTTGATGAACTTCACCAGAGCCGCTTTTTGAGGTTCAAGACCTCGGATGGGAGGATCGGACTTGTCGAAGAAGAAATAATGCGGGATCATCTTCTTCTGGTACTCACGCATCTCAAAACCATGCGACATAATCATGTCGTAAATCATCTGGAAAGATGTGCGAATAGTTTTCGGCTTTGAGTAAATCAAGTCCAGATAATCATCCCAGGTACCTTCCCAGTTAAGAGCCTGATACCTTTTCTGATCAAAGCATTTCTTGCGAAGTTTGCTTCGTGGGTGAACCATGCCTAACACGTCATTTTCCGTTTCTGTCTTTGCCTTTGCCATTTATCTTCTCCTTGTTCCGTATCTCATGCGTGCGTGGTTTATTCGCCTAGGTCTACGGCCATTCCTGGGTATTAGAGAGTGCAGATAACGGAATTTACTTAACTTCACCCCAGGCGGAATTATTTTTCGTATCATCGATTTTCCCGTAAGGGTTTGCACCTGTTTTTGAACGCAGTTCGGCTTGCTTGCGTTCGTTGAGAACTTTCGGGAGATTGTGTTTGAATCGGTAATCATGGCCGGTGGATTCGCTGATCCACCGGCCAGTACCCTCTGGTTGGGCGAACTGGAAATTACAAGCGGCGGCAACTTGGACTTTCCTCTTGGAATTGCAAAACGGACACCTTACATCCGGGAATTTCCCAGTCTCATCGTAAGGCACCAGGTCTTCGTACATCTTGCCGCACTTCTTGCTTTTACACTGGAAATCGTAACGTGGAATAACACACCTCTTTTTTTCTTTTGAGGAACACCGTCGAATCTCGATACATCCAATCTGCAACACGAGTCGCCTGGACATTCCCTGATATTTCTAAAGCCCGGACTATTTTGTTGTTTCCCGCTGGTCTGAGGGCAGCGGTCACGTTGACAATTTCTTTTAGGCTGGTCAGAAAAGATTCAGTTCCAATAAAAGTGAGTCTTAACTGAGGAGTTTTTTGATCTTTTTTCAAGTTTGCACTACCATCGCCGTCGAAATAGCCACGAACAAAATGATGCACAAGATGCTTGGGAACCAATGACGGGAATGTGAGAACCAGACTTTTATTGGGCACGCACCCCAATTGAATTAGGTCGCCAACCATTGCTTTGGAGTAATGTTGACTAACAGCACCGCCGGACATTAATTTAACAGGATTACACGATCTGATCGAACGATGCCATTCTTCGAGGTGGTCAGCATCTTTAACTGCCAGTTTTATTGTGATTCTATGCCCAGGTTTCACGATAACATTACCGTCAGCATATAAAAATCCAAGCCAGTAAGCCTTATGCTCTGTGTTTACTTGGTGGAAAAATTCATGATCAAACCGGACGCCGCTTTTCGTTACCCCAGCTTCCTTGAGTTTTGTGGCCAGGCTGCAACGAGTCATTTTCAATCCAACAGCTATATCAGATAACGACTGACCATTCCTAATCTGGAATATTACTTGCTCCAGATTAGGAATGGTCTTGATATTGGCCATTATGACTCTTTCTGCTTTCGGTCTTGCGATTTAATCAGAATGCGTTCAAGTGCCAAGTACGTCTTGGAAATCTCTTTGAGACGAGCAGGCCAGGATTTGAAACTCCAGAACCACTGTTTCTCACACAGACTGATAGCTTGAGAGAGTAGTTTTTGATCCATTTCCGCAGCAACAAGTTCCATCTCCATTAAAGCCAAAGCCTCTTGGTTCCTGTTGTGCTGAAGCATTTCCTCGAACTCGGAATCGGACATTTCAATACCCTCATCATCATCGTCGTCATCGTCGTCATCGTCGTCATCGTCGAGTTCATGAAATTTGTCCACTTCGTCCTTGTCATCGCTCTCGTCGTAGTTGAAACGTCTCATAACTACCCCCTCGAAACGGTGCTGAATACCTGATCTGTCATTTTCCACAGCTTGAGGACACTTGCCTCGTTTGCCGTGAGCGTCGTGCTATCCGCAAATCTTTCAGCGTGAGGAAACGGGTATTCCACCTTATCTATCCACTCAGCGGTAACAAACTTACTAACACTATCACCGCAAGATACAAAAAGCGGAAGTTCCCCAGACTGAGCGTCCGAAGAAAAATCGGACATTGTTATAAATCCTTCGGTTGAAATACTGGGCGGTATTTTTAGCAATAGCTCATCCACAACGCCTTTGAAATACCAAGTGGAATTATTTCTACCTTTTAGTATTCCCGTTTTCTCCATATCCGAAATTAATTGATTGGATGGGCTCCGGATAGCCATAGTACCAGCTTCAATGACCACCATTGGCTGAGTATACCCAGCTTTTGAGGCAGAAAGTGCTATAAAAGCTGGCTCCCATATATTTTCAGGCAATGTATATGAGAGCATTTTAACTCGGCACTTTGAGGGCCAAGGGAACATCATGTCCAGCCGATTTGTGCGGCGGATGGCCATGACGAATTTTGCATCTGGAAGAATTTTTTGTATCGAATAGAAAGAGGCAAATGACATCCAATTGTAATGGTTTCGGTATTCACACCGAGCCACAATGGTCAGTCCGCCTCCGAGAGGTGTTGGCATTTTATTTCTTCGCCAGTAATTGAGTCTACGAGAACGAAATCATCTCTGTACCCATCTACATGGAGGGTATCAGCGTACTCTTGGCACACACGAAGCATGTCCTCTGCCTCTGATAAATCAGGAGTATACCACAACCCGACTTTGGGATGATTTAAGAGTTTCTGAAGCCTTTTGTTGTAAAGTGAATACAATTTCATATTAGATTTTGCCGCCGAGAACCACGGTACTTGGCTGACGAGTCGTTTGGCCAAGTTTACCTGGTTGGAATTTCAATGCTCCCACAGCATGTGCAGGGCGAGCAGGAGCAACCGAAAATGACGTTGCGGCCCGCATCGTATTAGCCATCTTTGGGATCGAACCTAAAATAGTCGATCCTTCTTCGTTAGCTAACCACTCCTTGAAATTAATCATTTTTTCCCCATCATTTTCTGACCTGGAGTTGCCGGAGCAGCCTGATCCAAACTGGCTATTTTCATCGGATCAGGATGGGTTTTTGCTACATCGGCCAATTTTTGACGAGCCTGAGTTGCGAGAGGCTTGCTTGGGTCAATTGTTGCCATCGAGTTTTTAATGGCCTGATTAGCCATCGTGAGAGATGGGTCAGGTGCCCCTGGTTGAGGAACACCCATCTCCATTTGAAGTAACCACTCACGGAAGTTCCAAGTAATCATGGCAGTATCTATCCGCTACCACAAAAACTATTGCAAGAACAATACTATTGGGATAGATATCTGATACCCCGTCAAGGAGAAAAATTATGAAGGGTTTTGTTCTAGGAGCCAGCATTGCTTTACTGGCCGTCGTTTTCGGCATCGGACTCGCTCACTGCCCGTGGGCTTGTAAAAAAGCCCACAACGCATGTGGCGTTGTAGAAAAAGACTGCTGCAAAGGTAAATGCGGCTGCAAAAAGTCCGGATGCAAGAAGTGTTGCGACGGCTGCGAGTGCAAAGACTGCAAATGCGACAAAGACAAGAAGTGCTGCGACGGCTGCGGCTGTTGCGGCGACAAAGCATGCCCAGTAGAGAAGAAGTGATTTTCACCAATCTCCAAAACAGACGCCAATTGGCGTCTGTTTTCGTTTTCATACACCTTCTTTGTTGATGACTCCTGTGGTCGAATGGTCAGCTACAGTTGGGAAAATAACGACCCGAGCCAAGTCTTTACCAACCACTTCTTCTTTCTTGTAATCCCCACCTTTGACAATCATGCCCGGACGTATTTTCTTGATTAATTCGTATGGCGTGTCTTCATCAAACACGACAACCTGATCTACACATGCCAAGCCAGCCAACATTCTGGCTCTGTCTTGCTGCTTGTAAATAGGCCGTGATTCGCCTTTGAGCCTGCGTACACTTTCGTCGGAATTAATCGCCACAATCAGCTTTTGGTGGCCAACACACAGAGACTTGGCGTACTGTAGCAAAGCCAAATGGCCTGGGTGTAAAACATCGAAACAGCCGTTGCATAATATACCATTGGAACTACACTCTCTGGCTTCCACGATTTTTCCGTCAACAGGGTCTAACTCCTTCAATTCTTCCGGGCAAACCCAACAGTTGTAGCGATGTGTTACATAGATCGCCCCGGCTTCGAAAGCAATCTTCGAAGCCTCACTCACATTGTACCCCAACCCAACTGCCATACTCAAAAAGGCAAGGAAACAGTCCCCTGCACCCACAACGCTGTGAACTTTTACTTCCCGAGGAGCTATCGCCATACGGTGACCCTTTTCGCCAAAATTCACCCAGGGAACCGCATACTCGAAATACTGGCCTCTGTCAGAACCAGTAACACCCCCAGCACCATGCGTAATCACAACTGATTCACATCCAAGATTGGTCCGGAAGTAATCAGGCTGAATCTTCGGGTCACAGTATTCACTTATGCCACTCAGTGCCGCCGCCTCACGCTCATTCGGCTTGTAAATTGTACACCCACGCCACAAATCAATCGGACCCTTCTTGGGGTCTACTATGATCGGAACGTTCTTCCCCTGCTTCTTCCAATGATCCATCGGGAAAAACCACGGACCGTTACTGAACACACCCTTGGCATAATCCGACAAAATCACCACGTCCGGATCAGACTTGATTAGATTTTCACCAATCTCTATTTGCAGTTGTCTTAGCAGGGTATTGCTGAGGTAGAAGTTGTCTCGTTCTTGGTCAATACGGTGAACCTGGACATCGCCTGCCATGTACCTTTTCTTGATTGGGTTAAGAACCTTGAGATGGACGGCACACTTTGAGGTGTCGATACCAAAACTATCGTTGTACATTTTGGCGGTTTCTTCGCCTAAAATTCCATACAATTCAACGTCAACGTTCCAGCGTTTCAGTTGATTGGCAACGTTGCCGGCACCGCCAGGTTGGCGGCTGTTTGGGCACCAAGAATGTGTCCTGAAGATTGGAATTGGGGCTTCTGGAGAGATTCTGCTGACCTCTCCGTTCCACCATTCATCAACCATACAATCGCCCACGACGGCAATCTTTAGGCGATGTGATTTGCTCATTTCCAGGAATTCATTGATCATGAACTGACATAGTGTGCAGGCAAAAAAACTAAAAAGCCCAGGATAAACCTGGGCTTTTGTTCTTTTGGAACATTACTTCTTTGGAGGAGGTGCCGGAATTGATGGGAATGGCAACACTGGGATAATGTTGGCTCCGCCGGCCCCGTTGATCACCGTTGACGGGACGCCACCAGACCACAGAGAACGCCACGCCTTCTCGACCTCGACAGCCTTTAAGTTCAGGACAAGATCACGGTACTTGTCCAGCTTTTCCAACTTGTAGGACTCAGCATCCGCCTCGATCTTTGTAGCGGCTGCCCGGCCCTCGGCTTCGACTTTGTTGGATTCCGCTTCGACCTTGGCGGCTGCCAGCTTAGCCTTTGCTTGCCCTTCGAGTTCTGCGGTTTTTGCCGCTGCAACACCTTCGGCATTCAGCAACTTGGTTTGGTTGTCGATTTTCTGGTTGTTCAACTTGGTTTCGGCTTCGACAAGTTCCTTTTCCTGAGCAGCCTTGGCCGAAACCTTGGCTTGTTGGTCTTGGATCGTCTTGTCGATTGTGGACTGGATTCCAGGGTTTATGTAGTGGAAACCGCCCACCATACCGATGTTCGTGATTGAGATACCCCGCTTCTTGAAGAATGGGATAACATCTTCACGAACAACCTTGGCGAGTTCAGCTTGATGCCCACGAAGTTCGTCGAGAATGTACTTGGCACAAAACTCACTGGCTACCGACTGGACACGAGCCCGAACCTCTTGATCCATGATCTTGGAAAGGTTCTCGCCACGGTAGTAGTACAGAAAATGCTCTGCACCTTCCTGGTGTTCGCCATCAGCTTCCGGCACATAAGCCGTGCAGGTAAAAGACAGCCGTAGACCAGTTCCATCTTTACTCTGGGCGGAAATTGCATCATCGTGAGGGCTTGTACCCGAATGGGGGTCTTGTGTCCATTCTCGAATCACAGGATGCCGATCCACCTTAATCAAACGCATGGTATCAAGGTACTCACCAGAAGACGGCATGCGGCCTGTTTGCTGCCACCGACGAGGAATCTGGACCCGCTTGGCAGCGACTTTCTTGTCTCGGAGATATTCAGCAGACTCAAATCGGACCTGTGCGTTGGTATCCGAATCGAGCGGGACCAGAAATCCCGTTTCGTTGTTCTCGATGGTCTCGAATTTTGGCACGTTGTACGGCGGGATCAGAAGAATCCACACCAACAACATAGCAATCAGGAAAACACCAGCCCCGCCAGCCAACATAATTTGCTTCGGACTCATGTTCAGGACTCCTTTTTATTCACCACGATTCGGGTGATGGTTCGGCCAAAAAGCAAGGTAAAAACCAAGGCGAGAAACATTGCCTCGCCGACATACACGACCCCAAACGGCACGCTGTAGCCCTCGATCTGGAAGTCTCTGCTAGTTGCAGGAGTTCCACTCTCAAACTGCTTGAGGGCCAAATCGTTGTTGTGTTTCAGTAGTGGCCCGTTGACGACGTAACTGTTTGCAGTCACCACGCCAACCGCCAACGCCATGAACAAAATCATCTTGATTACCAAACCGTACATCATTCTCTCCAGTATTCGACCACATCAAACCCTTCGTTGGGTTCGGTGGTCTTCTTTTTCAAGTACTCAGGAATCCCCGAGAAATACACATCACCATCATGTTTTCCGTGGACATGACTGACCACTAAACGGTCGATCATTTTCAGGATGAAGGCTGCGTTGTACACTTGTTTTCCGCCAATAATGAACACTTCTGGCACGTCGCCGGCCAGTTTCACAGACTCTTCAAGACTTCGGGCGATCTTCACCCCTTCGATGTCTGTGACTGATGCAGACAGTACAATATTGGTTCGTCCGGGCAAAGGCTTTCTTGGGAGGGAGTCCCAAGTTTTTCGGCCCATGATCACTGGACAACCCATCGTCGTCTTCTTGAAATGCTTGAAGTCCGCAGGGATGTACCAGGGCATCTCATTGCCCTTCCCCATCACGCTTTCTTCATCAAAAGCCACAATTGCACTAACTCTTGGCATCTGAAACCTTTCTTTTACACAGCTACCGGAATTTCGATTTTTGGGCCACTCTGGAAGTCGTCCAGAACGAAGTCGTCGGGCTTGTAGGACAACATGTCCTGAGCCTTGTTGATTGTCAAAACAGGAGAGTCGATTACCGGAGTGGCAAGGTATTCTTCCACGCCGGCAATCTGATTTTCGTAAATGTGAGCATCGACAGCTTCGTGAATGAATTCGTAGGCGGTGTACCCCGTTTGCTGAGCAAACATCATGGTCAAAACCGAGTAGAACTGGATGTTCGCTGGAACACCGATTGGGTAGTCGTTGCTTCTCTGAGTCAGGTGGCCAGTCATCCTGCCATCATCGTCAATGATGAGTTGGTAGGTGTAATGGCACGGCGGAAGCCGCATTTTGTCAATGTCTTGTGGGTTCCAGAGGGAGAAAAGTATTCTCCTGTCGCTGGGGTCATTCTTGATCCGATCCAGCATATACTGTAGCTGGTCGAAACCGCCATGACCGTAAGGCAGCCAAGACGTAGTCTTCCCATTCCAAGAAATAGAGTGTGAAGAGCCATTGCCATAATGCCCGCCGAAATGGCGAAGCTGGAAACCATAGACTGGACCAAAACTGCCAGGAATGAAGTTGTGTTTTTCCTCGAACTCCTGATCTACCCACGGAGTCCAAAAACCAGCCCCGAGCTTCTTCAAATCCTCGTTGTTCGTGGAACCCGACAGAAACCACAGCAACTCCGCAAAAACCGCTTTCGGCCACACTTTGCGACGAGTCAGAAGCGGGAATCTTCCTTCGAGAGAATACCGAGTCTGCAACCCCCCAATGTACAGAGTTTTGATGCCTGTCCGCTTGTTGCTTTTGGGTTTGCCCTTTTTGAGGATCATTTCCAATGCTTCGTCATATGGCCCCATAACGTAATTACTCATTTACCCTCCTTGGCTGGCTCTTGTTTGATTTTGGTCGGATCGACTCTTGTGAATACTAACATCCCGTGTGTCCTGGTGATGTTTCTACCATTTCCATCTCTTGTAGTCGTCATCTGTGGGATGAAGCTCTTCACGACAAGTTCGGGATGTTCTTTTAGCCACGAATCGAGGAAATTGATGAAAACGCCAGCTTCGAAAGCATCGCCAGTGTCGTATTGAAACTGAAAAACTTCATTTTCCAGGCCAGTCACGACGAATTTTGGCGGCGGCGGCGGCTGTTGTGCCGAACAACCGATACAAAACAGAAGTGCAAAAACGAAGTACCGCATTTCCGTGTCCTCAAATCCCTTGATTGGGAGATGATGTTACATGGAAATGCGGCATGCCGAAAGACACGAAAGTGATTTACTCGTCGTCTTTTTTGTGATGCTTCTTGTGGTGTTTCTTGTGTTTCTTCTTTGGTTCGTCATCTTCAGGCATCCAGCCTGGGGCGGCACCTAGACGCATAGGTACATTGGCAATACTACCGGTGGAAGTCATGGCCTCTTCTTCAATTTGAGCAAGCCATTCTTTGAAATTCAGGTTCATAGTTTTCCTTACATAGGAGGCATTCCAGGTGGGGCACCACCTGGGGGAGGCGGCATGCCTCCTGGGGCTCCCCCAGCACCGCCACCCTGCTGAGCAGCACGCAAAGCAGCATCTAACATGTGTGCAAATTGCTTACGAGGAATAGTTTTTGGCTCTGTATCAAACGGTCCGTCTGGACCGACCCTTTCCAATTCTCCATTGTGCTTTTTACGAAATACGTTGTGAGACAGATTTGGTGCCCCAGCCGGGTCCAATTGAATCGTAACATGATCTTCGTCAGCATCGACTACCGTCCATGCTGAAGTCTTGTAGACGTAGTGACCAACTTCGATTGGCTCTTGAATTACCAATTTGTCTTTTTTGACGCCGCTTTTCCAGTCAAATCCAAGTTCATCTTCCAAAGACCCAAGATAATCGTCCTTTGCACCATCGTGATGCTTCTTGGACGCCTTTGGTTTAAGGGAATTAACGTCGTCCTCGACGAATTGCCTGAATCCATCGAGGGCGTATCTGGGATCAATTCTGGTGTATAGTTCACGCATTCAAATGATATATACATTCGAAATGGGTTTTTCCGCAGGAGTAACATGAACGATGCACCGGCTTTCTCTGGATTTAGGAGCCTCCTGGACACCTGGGACGATCACTGCTTCTGGGAGACCCTAGACGACAACCTCAGCAACCTTCTTGATGGTCGTGGATACATCATGTTCTTCAAAAAGGAAAACGAGATATTCGGGGCTCCCGAAGAGAGTCGAATCATGTTTGCCAGGATGAAAACCCCTGAAAAACAAGACACCGACGACCTGATGGAGCCCGGCGGCTTTCTTGCTTTTAACCTGCTCAAATCTCTGATGGGAGATATGTCTCCTAATCTGTTTGGTCCAAAAGACCTGAAAAAGATCAAGATTATCGACCGGGAAGACGCTGAGAAAAAACTCAAAAACAAAATCAAAGATGACGACAAGAAATCACCATCTGGTCACCCACTCCGAATGGTTATGACCAAAATGATCAGAATCATACCTAACATGATGGGCGGACCAGAAGATGGCGGGCCTACAATGATTCGCCTCAAGGACAAAAAATAATGAGTCTTCCATACAAAAAAGATGACGGCAAAAGAAAATACCAATGTTTCGTCTGCGGCCTAGAAGACGAAACATTCGAAGGGTTCTCCAAGCACATTATTGAGGAACACGAAAAAGGTAGAGAGTACGTCCTTTGCCCGCTTGCCCGATGTGGGGCACCCGTCAGGGATTTGAAAGCCCACTTCGCTGCAAGGCATCCCCAGGAGACAGTCCCTGGCGGCATCCCCCACAAAGCTATCGTTTGGAAAGACATGGGTGCCAAAAAGGGCGACAAAATGAAAACCAGGAAACCGAATTTCCGATCAGGAAGTTTGATTTCTGCTAAGAACCACGGCAAAGAAATGACCTACCGATCCGGATGGGAATGTGCAGTATACGAATGTCTCGAATCACTAAACGAAGTAACATCATACGCCGTTGAACCGATTCGTATTCCTTACATGTTCAATGGCGAAATTCACGATTATTTGCCAGACATCCGTGTTTTTTACAACGATGGCGATGTGGAAGTCTGGGAGATCAAACCATCCAACCAGACTGCCGATGAGAAAAACCGGGCGAAGTGGGCAGCGGCGAAGGAATGGTGCAAGACCCGTGGATGGGGCTTCACTATTGTCACCGAAACTGGTATCGATAAGCTCAAGAAAATCGTTATTGATCGGAAACGTTCTTCGTGATACTGGTTGACCCATGAAAAAGATCATCCATGTCAACCAATTCAAAATCAAATCCAATACCAAAACCGGAGCCAGAGAACCGGTTTTGACAGTAAAAACCTACAAATCCAACGATTACGCCCACGAGGTTATCATATACGACAAGCAAGGCGAGGAGGTTGCCAGGGTTGTTTACAGCCCCGACAAGCCTTTGCCATGCGGGGCCAGGGTTTGGATTGCTGTGGAGGGGGAAATCAAGCTAGTCAATCACCCTTCTCAATCCGGTAACTGTCCGAGTCTTCATGATGGGTCGAAAACTCCAAAATCTCGCTCTCCTCGTAAGCGAGCAACCTGTGACGTAAGCCAACTGGAACATGGAACGTGTCACCAGGATTCAAAATTGTCGTCTGAGCCAACGCAATGTCGTCTTCCCAGCCGTAAAACAAAACCAATCGCCCATAAGTGACGTAAAACGTTTCATCCTTGATTTTGTGATAATGCCAACTCAGCTTTTTCCCTGCGGCAAAATACAACCTCTTGCCGCAGTACTTCTCGTTGTTAACGATCCACAACTCGTATCCCCATCCTTTAGGAACATATTTCAGTTCGCCCTGAGAAACAACTCTCGGTAATTCATCATTCATATTTTTCCTTTCAGGTGTTGACAAAATCTAGTCGCATTGGCTTGCGGCAACGAAACATTCTCTTTTCCAGGTAAGGAACCAGAAAAGTATTGGCCTTTTGGTACAGATCGTTGACAGTTCCGTCGTTTCTCACAAACCAATCGTAATGTTCCAAACCGTCAGGCGGGCAATAATGAGAAGTGGAACAGCTTGGGAATATTTCCCCATCAATGCTGTTGCGAACACAATAATCGATTATTGGCTTGAGTTGAGATTCAGATGGGTTAGGATCGTTGTTTTCGTACCCCGGTCTCCAGATCAAAACATTGACCCCACCGTGGTTTCGGACAGCCT